GGTAGCATCGTTGCAGAATTAAGTGTTAATAATGATTTTTTAGATGTAGTTGAAGCTTTACGAACTGATCCAGAATTCATGGCTGCTGTTCTATCTATACGCAACCTGACCAAAAACGGCAATGTTAACTGATTAAGTTTGCCGCAATACTATAAATCAGATCAAGCTTGTTCGGATCATCACAGCTTTCTAATAGCTGATTGATTAATTCTATGTATTTTTCTTTGTCCATTCCGTTTCCATTCCTTTCATCCGGGGCAGGATGCGAACTTGCGTTCTGAAAATTATATTACAATAGAATTTTTTATTTTTCAATGCAATTTACCTAATTCGGAATATTCCGAAATATAGAATGATGTGGGGATGCCCAGTGCCACCCAAACACCCCCACACCTGAAAGGGAATGATAGGCCATTTCTTGACCCACCTAAAGCCTATCACCCAATACCAAAATATTCAAGATTCATTAAAGTTCAAAATGGTGTATTTGAAAATCGGTCATGGTGTCATCAATGACCAAAACAACACAATTTTGGTGTCATTAAAGTGATAGGATGGTTTCATTTATGGAAAATAACAAAAGTTTGGTCATTGTTCCTGAAGAAGATGTTGTTGTCAGTTTTGAAGTTACCGCTGACAAACCTTTTAATAAATGTTTTGAATGCCGTTCTTTCAGAAACGGATGCAGCGGCCCAAACTTGTCTGTCATGGAAGTTGCCAGGGTGTGTGAATTTTTGCAGATGGCAAGAATCTTCCTGGGATATTCATATCAGTATGTGGCAGACGGAACTGGACTTTCCTTGGCAACTGTCAAGCGAACCCTTACAGGCAAAATCAGTGATCCCAGTTTCTTCACCATATCTGCAATAAGCCGCTTCCTGTTGGGTGATCCTAATGGCAAATATCCTTGTGCATGGCCTAATGTCATCCCTGATGCTGATAATGATGCCAAGCTTAATGATGCTGTGCGTGAACTGGAAAGGGCGCTAAATGATAACAAGGATTACAGGGAAGCGCTTGATAACATTCACGCATCCTATAATTCAGAAATGCAAATCATCCGTGATGAAGCACAGAAGAAAGTTGACTACCTGATTAAACAGGTTGACAGGTTGCGTTTAGACGTCGATTATTGGCGTTTGGAGAATGATAGAAAGTCAAAGATTATAGATAAATATCTTGATAGCTAAACAGTAATACCACTAAACCGAAAGAAGTGATTTGATGTATTACCGACCACAAATTGATTTTAAGCCTGAAGAAGTATTAGATTATCTAAGAAAATCACAGTCTGATGACCCATTGCTGACTGTTGAAGAAGTGCTTGCAAAGCATGAATCCATGCTTGATGAATGGGCAGAAAAACATCTTGGCGCTAAAGTGCCGGAATCAAACAAATACCGTGAAGTTGTATCAGGTGAAACCCTGAAGGACAGGCCAGAAATCAATGCTGTCTTACGAAGAATAGAATCACCCCAAATCAAGGCCATTAAATGTGTTGAACCACAGCGTTTGACCAGGGGTGATTTGGAAGATATAGGCCGCTTGATGAAGCTGCTGAAGCACACCAACACAATGGTCATCACAACAGACGGAAGAATAGAAAAATTCTATGACCTGCGAGATGAATATGATTGGGATGCTTTTGAAAGAGAATTAAAGCGTGGTAACGAATATCTCGAATATTACAAGAAGATTCAAGCCAGGGGAAGATTGGCATCAGTTGCACAGGGAAACTACCTTGGAAGCATTGCCCCTTATGGCTTCAAAAAAATAACCGTTAAAGATGGCAAAAAGGATTGCCCAACACTGATAGAAGATCCTGAAACAGCAAATGTTGTCCGAATGGCTTTTGATATGTATGTCAACAAAGACATGGGCAGAACAAGCATTTGTTATGCGCTTGATGACATGGGCATCAAACCGCCCAAAGGGGAAAGATGGTCACCCGGCTATTTGAAGGACATGCTTGAAAATATTCATTACATCGGCAAGGTCAAATGGAATTGGCGAAAAACAGTGACCATAGTTGAAGAAGGCGAAATCATCAACACAAGACCAAAGGCAAAGATTGGGGAATTTCTTGTCTTTGAAGGAAGGCATGAAGGAATCATCCCTGAAGAACTGTTCCAAGCGGCACAGGATAAGCAAGGCAGAAATTACAGGGCAAAGCCAACAACAAAGGTCAGAAATCCTTTTGCCGGACTGATATTTTGTAAGTGTGGAAGGGCATTGTCATTGCGTTTCTATAAGAATAAAGATGGCAGCGAAAGAAACCCGCCAAGGCTCCTGTGTGAAGGGCAAAGATATTGCAAGTCAGGTTCATGTTTGCATTCAGAAATGATTGAAAAGGTTGCAGGTATTCTGAAACAGTGCATTGAAGATTTTGAAGTTCGCATAAAGAATGATGAAGGTGATTCTATCAAACTTCATGCTAGTCTGATAAAGAATCTTGAAAAGCGTCAGAAAGACCTTGAAGCAAGGGAAATAGAACAGTGGAAACAGCAAACCAATCCAGATCCGGCAATGAGAATGCCACAGGAAATCTTCAAGCAACTGAATGAAGAATTGCGGAAGGAAAAAGAAGAAGTTAGACAGGCATTGTGCAAGGCTTACGAATCCATGCCTGAACCTGTTAATTATGAAGAAAAGAAATATCTTTTCCAGGAAGCACTTGATTCCCTATTAGATCCTGATGCCCCTGTCGAAAGAACAAATGCGCTTTTGAAAAGGTGTATCAAAAGAATCACATATTCAAGGGAAAAACCTGAAAGATTAAGAAGAACCACGCCCCGCAAAAGAATCACTGTCAATGGCAAGCGAAAAGTTGTCAGCGAATTGCCATCAGGGGGAAGTTGGACTAGCCCACCAGTAGAACTGGATATTGACCTAATTACAGACTAAAATTTTTTTGGCACGTTTATTTCCAACATTGATGGGCAGGTTCACTTGCTCACCAATGTTGGAAATGACAAAGCCATATCAGAAAAACCTTGATATGTCGCAGTTTTCGACAGGTTTCACCCTTGCCTTTGATGTATCATATCACCACCACGCAAAGGAAGGGGAAACATCATGAAGAAATCCGTCACAGAAAAACAATGCACATCTACGCTCAGAAAGGTTGCAAAAGAACACGGAATTAGTTTGTCAGAAGTCCGGGAAAAAATTTCATTTGCTATTGTCCAGGCAATGCAAAGTGATGACCCACAGGCAAAAGAATTTTGGAAAGCAAACTTTCCAGATAGACAACCAACACCTGAAGAATTTATGATGTTTATACTTAAACAGATTGAAAAGGAAGGCTAACCGCCTTCCTTTTTTATTCGCACAATTACCAAACTTTGACTTTACAATATACACAGATTGCCGATTCTGTCAAGAAGGATTGATTTTAGGGTTCCAACAGTCTAAAATAATGCCATATTTTGAAGGTGGTGTCATTATGGGCTTGCTTGATATGTTTGGAAAAGGAAAAGCAGAACTTCTTGAACTTCAAAAGATTGTTTTGGACAATTCCCCGGATGAATTGATTTTATCGAAAAAGAAGCTAATTGAACTTGCAAGAATACACGCAGAAAACAGTTTGCGGATTGTCCACGATTGCAATAATATTTTACAGAACACCACCAAGCCTGATGTCTTCTTTGAAAGATTTCAGCTTATGATTCTTCATAGTAGTAATTTAGTGATTCTGGAAAAGTATATTCCTTTCAGCGGGGCTTCCCCAACAGATGCATTCCATGTCCTTATGTCAGAAAAACAAGAATGCATCAATCAGTTTCTTATTCGTTATTTTTGCGCTGTATTCGATAAGGCCGAAAAGATGAAGACGGATAAAGGCAAACTGAATCAATATCAAAAATTCTATGACAGCTTGGTTCCTTACTTTGATGAAATGGATGCTGACAATATAGATTATGTAGAAACCAAATACAGGGCATACACAAGAAGGTTAAAAGCATAAAAAAAGAAGGCCAGGGGATTTCCCCTGGCCTTTTGCTTTGGTATTACAGAAAACTGTGGTCTTCAAGACATTCTTCATAAGTTGACATGATTCTGTTGGTTGTGATTTCAGTCATGTTGTTCTTGAAGTCTGGATGTTCTCTGCAATATTTATCATATTCTGTGATGTCTAAAAGAATCTGATCAAAGTGTTCTTTGCTGTGGTGGACATCATGAAGGATTTCATCACCAAAGCGCAGAATTCTAATCCTGCATGCTTTGGCAGCTTGTTCTTCAGTATTGCTTTTCAGATTTCCCAAATCCTTTTCAAGCTTGTCCACCTTTTCAATTACTTCTGCATTGATAGCCCTACCGATTGCCCTTGCAATCCATGACCAGGGATTGACCTTGATGGGTGCAATCTGGATCAAAGTTGTTCCGGCAAGTAGGGCAAGAATAACCGCTGTGATTACTTCTATCATTTCCCTTTCTCCCTGTAATTGATTTTATACGCCAATGACATAACGCAAGACAAAACCTGCATTGTTGAATGTGATGCCGTTTGCAGTTCCAGAAAGGCCATTGTCAGCATGACCTGTGATGTGTGTGTTGTTGATATACAAATACTTTGTTGCAACAGCACCGAATCTATTTGCTGCCAATACAAAAACATTTCCATTTCCAGGCTTTGCGGCAACAAATGCTTTCGGAACAAAAAAGTGTTGAAAGTTGTTTTCCTGTGCTGCTCCATCATTGAACCTGCTGAACACAAGCACAATGCCAGATGCCTGTTCCGCAACTGTTTCTGATAGTTGGATTTTGTGTGTTTCGGTCATGTAATAACCGCCTGTCCACAGAATTTTCCCACCGCCATTGTGAACTGTTTTCCAAGCACCCCATGCTGATCCATAGTAAGTTCTTTCATATATGCAGCTATCATCTTTGTTTCCCTTGTGGGCAATCTGTGTGCGCTGTCCTGAATTGCCTTCAGCTAATACCAACAGGCTTCCTGTTGCCGTGTTTGTCCAAGGCTTGTTCAGCAGTGTACCTGCGACAGATGTGTTTGGAATAGCATAGAAACCAGGTTCCAACATTTTATCAAAATCATCCCCTGTGTTCAGGAATTTGACAGATGATGGTGTTTCTGCATGACTGAAGACTGTTTTCAACGCAAATTCAATGCCTTCTTCCAGTTCTGACACCTTGCCAAAGGCCAATCCACGGCCTGAAGCATTGAAATCCAACAGTGTGAATGCCGTGGGAATTTCAAATGTGCTTCTGATGGTGGCGAAACTATCCTTGACCGTCAGCCTGATGTCATAGCTGTTATCAGCAGACATGAAGCCAGAAGCGCTGATGATGCTGTCATTCAAAGAAAAAACAGCACCGCTTGTCAGTGCTGTCCAGGTTGAAGCAGATGTCAGTTTATATTCTATGGTGTAAGATGCAGCATTCTTTTCATTCACAGAAGAAATGCTGAAATTCACCGCTGTTTTCAGGTATGTGCCTTCATAGTTTTCTGTGCCATCTGCAAGGCATCTGAAGCCCTGGAAGCTGATGATTTTGGGCGCTGAATATGCCACAACAGTCCATGTCTTTGTTGTGGATGCTGTTCTTCCCCGGCTGTCAGTGACAGTGATGGTTGCTGTTGCAGTTCCACTTTTGGTGATGACCGCTGTTGTGGGTGTGGCTCCTGTGTAGGTCTTGCTTTCAAACACAGTCTTATATGCCGTGATGGTAGAACCCAGGGAACCCGCTGCTGTGATGGTGAACTTGGCTTTGGACTTGTTCTGAACCATATTCCCAAATGTGCCTTGATAGGTTGTGGTATCAGCAACGGCAACGGACGAAATTGAAGGCACCACAGAAGAAGGAACAGTCAGTGTGAAATTCTTGGACACTGCTGAACCAATCTTTGTGCTGCCTGAATATGTTGTCACTGTGACCTTCGCTGTTCCTGATGTAGCTTTGGGAATGGCATTCAGCCAAGACTGTGGTATGGCATAGGAAGTGGATGTTCCCACACCTATGGTGGTCTTGGAATAGCTGCCAAAGCTAAAAACAACAGTGTGTTTGAAACTGCTTGATGCCCTGGTGATGTTTACTGTGACAGCATTTGTGCCGTTCACACTGACCGATGCTGTGACACTGCTGATGGTGGATGCCCTGGCAATGGTGTTGAAGGTGCCAGATCCAGAAGCAGTGACATTGCCATAATATGTGCCGGAAAGTGTGACATTGATTCCACAAGTGGCAGAAAAAGAACAGGTCTTTGTGCCATCAGCGCTGTGTGTCACTGTGACTGTTTTGGTGTATAGCGTCTTTGTCTGATTGCCGGACAAGGCAGCAGTGAATGTGAATGTGTATTTTGTGCCGTTGATGGTCAGGCTTCCAGATTTGCTTGCACTTGAATTGATGGTGTAGCTGCTGCCAGTGGACACAAGCTGAACCTTTGCTGTGACCGTGGATGTATTGTTTGCAACAGACTGTGAAGCTGTCCATGCAATTTGTATTCTGTAACCTGTCCTGATTGCTTGTTGAATGGTTCCTGAAGTTGCCATGCATTTTGACCCCTTTCATATAAAGAGGTCAGAAAACGCCTATCATTCCCTTATGTGCGTTTGA